AATAAACTCACCAAGAACTTTTTTATTTAGTTTTTTGGTCTTGAGTGATTTAACAAAGGCAGATTTAATTTGTGCCTTGGTTGCATCATCAGCAACTTCAAACTCTGTATCTTGAGAAAGCGCAGAGGAAGAAAGTCCAAAGTATGCATCATAACCAGAGTTGGTAATAGTAAAACTCTTGAATTTCTTCCAATCATTTTGAATGGTATCATATAGTTTATCACTATAAGAATGATAAAGATTAATAAAGCGACTTACATCACGTGGACAAAGAACACGAATACCAATAAAATTCACAGAAGAAAACTTATCTTTTAGATTCTTGAGAAGAGTATCGGTAAATTGATAATGTGCATAATCAAACTTATAGGTAGTTCCAAGTTTCCTATCACGAAGAAAGGTTTTTCCAGGACTAATTGCACGGGTTCCAATATAAGAATCCTTATCCCAGGCACGTTTAATTTCAGTATGATAGGGAAGATAATTTGCTTCACCATCAGTCAAGACAATACACTGAACTTTTTGCAGTTTATTGTCCCGTTGAAACCGAGGAAGAATCTGGTGAAGACTAATCAGTGCCTCATTCAAGGGAGTTCCAGAAAGACAAAGACGAGTAGGATGAGTATAAGGAACTCCATAAGTATTATAAAAACAACTTGCAAGTCTCCATACATTCGTCATTTGATGCTCAAGTTCTTTACCAGAAACTTTGCTGGTAAGAAGATTCATCAAAGCAAATGATTCATCAACTTGAATAAGTCCCTCTTTTTTCGCATAATGTGTGCTGCGATCTACTGCAGTATGCACTCCAGTTTCATAGTTAAATTCACTACGACGCCATTCATTTGTAAAGGCATAGACCTCAAAAGGAATTGTGACTTTCTTACAGAACCAAATAAGATTAAACAATTGCTTGCAAGTATCTAGCATAACGTGTTGCATTGAACCCGACCAATCAAGAATAAACACCAGTCCGTGATTCTTACCATCAGGAATTACAGATACTTTCTTAAAGAGATCCTCATTGAACTTATAAGAATGTAGACGAGTAGTATCAAGAACTCCAGTGCGAGCAGTGGTTGCACGGGCATAGGAATCTGCTGCCTTACGACACTCAAACTCCTTTACCAAATAATTAACTTCCTTCTGTGCAGAAAGTTTAAACTTTTTAAATTGCCCATCAACAACCTCAAAAAGTTTTTGCGACTCAATCTTATTTTCTACGCACATCTCATCTCTGTTTTTTTGTTGATAACGAAAGCAAGCATCAATTTCTTTATGAACATCAACATTCTTACCAATTACAGTTTCAAGATTAACTTTGGGAATCTCTACATATACATTCTCGTGTCCATCCATATTTACAAGATCACGAATTTTACTTTCCAGAGACTCTACAGTACGAACTTCAGGATCTTCCTCAGGAACACCAGGACTTGTAGCGACTTCTTCACCTTGAGTATTTGCAGATTCGTCACTTTGATCGGGTTGAGAAGAACTTGACTCCCCCTCTTCCTCACCATTTGATTCTTGATTTTCAACGATCTCATTTGAAGGAGAAGTTGAATCACCTTGAGTTTCGTGTGAATCAAGATCAGCAACTTTCTGCTGCTGTTCCTTTTCTTTCTTACAATACTTATAGAGTTCTTCTGCAGCAATCAAAGTATCTGCAAAGGTTTCTGCGGAATCAATTAGATTGATAATTTCTTTTTCTTCCAGATTGAAATCCAAAGGAATAAAGTGTCCTACTTTAAAGTAAAGATTTGCACGATCTGCGAGATTAAAGGTAGAAATATTTTCATTCTCAAGTTGGAAGAAATCATCTTCGTTTAGTTCTTTGTAACCATTATAGAATACTTTAGAGAGTCCTCCATAACGACGCTTCATAAGTTTTTCCACTCGTGCGTCTTCAACCACATTAATAAATTGTTGAGGAACTTTACAATCTTTTGTCCAGTCCTCATCGGGAGTTTCGCGAGAATGTCCCACCTCATGTGCAACGAGCAAATCATAAACAACATTACTAGCTCGTTCCCAAAGTGGAAGAGTTAGAACACGAGTATGAACATTAAAGCAAGCAGTAGAAACCTTCTTATTCTCAATAATGATATCTTCAGTCGCCAGAAGTTTGGCGAGCATCCCTTTGATTTCGTAATTGACGGCCATTTGGTTTTGTTCTGTATGGAAGTATTATACAAAAAAAGGTCGCCTTTTGGACGACCAGTGTGACGCTTTTTAAACTGGGCAAGTCGTGCTTTTGCTTGCCGAAGTGCTTGAGGTTTTAGTTTTCGTTTTTGTTCTTTTTTGGAATGGTGGAATCGGTTTGGTACTTGCATTGTTCTTTGGTGGGTCAGGGAATCATACGCGAAAAACCTTTGACTTTCTCAAATCGTAGGACAGATTCAAATTTGTCCTCAAGGCCAGTTTTGTGTGAGATTACAAAGATATTCGCATCTTTAACTACATAACGAATAATTTTAAGAAACTCTTCAGTTCCTGTGGAATCCAAAGAACTATCAAAAATCTCATCCAGTATCATAAGATTGCAATTCACAGAGTTCTTCATTCTTGCAACTTCTCTCCAAGTGAAAAGAAGGGATAAATCTATTCTTTGCTTTTCGCCTTCACTAAAAGATGCATAAGAAAAATCTTCGTGAATTGGTGATTGAACAGTTTCGTTAAATTCATCATCAAGAGTGAAATTAATATAGAAGTCCATCATTTGAAGATAACGATTGACTTGCTGATTAATCAAGGGAAGATACTTCTTAATGATTTTAGATTTTACTCCACCATCCTTAAGTAAACTATATGTAAAATCGTAGTAGTTAATCGAATCTTTTTTGGATGCTAATTCTTCATAAGTATTTTGAAGACTATTTTTAAATTCCTCTAACTTCTCATGTTCAGTATTTCTGTTTTCAAGTTGACTGGTAACAGTTTGAATTTCATGTTCAAGGTCTCGGATCTGTCGATGAAATCCAGAGATCTTAACATTATTTTGAGAAATTTCATTTGTGAGTTTTGTAATCTCCTTGGAAAGAATAAGGAATTGACGCTCTCTGTCTTCTTCATCATTAATTGCTTCTTCCAGTTCTTTATAACCAGATTGCAACTCTTTTGCTTTAGATTGAGCGTCGTTAATTCTATTTATTCTAAAGACCTCATCAATCTCTTGAGTGCAAGTGGGACAAACCGTATTTTCTGTAAAAAACTTATGCTCTTTAGTAATGGTAGATACTTTCTGGGAGATTTTACCTTTTAGATTACCAAGTTTCTTAAGTTTATCAGTTGCCCCAAGATAATCGCCAAGTTCTTTTTGTTTTTCAAAGATACTTTCTTCAAGAATTGCACTTTCTTTCATAAACATTTCTACTTCTTTATCAAGAGTAGAAACTAAATTTTGTTTATTTTTAATATTTTCCTTTCCACGATTCTCCAATTCTTCAATAAAGTTTTTTTGCATTTTAACTTTATCGTTGAGAGATTCTTTTTTAAGTTCAAGAGTTTTTACTTCATCTTTAATTGTACGAATTTTTTCCTTAATCACTAAATTCATAGAAGAAAAAATTCGAATATCAAGAAGGTCCTCAATTACCTCACGACGATGAGATGCAGGAAGTTGCATAAAAGGAACAAAAGTACTACTACCCAAGATTACGATTTGAGTAAAGGACTTATAGTTCATCTTAAGAACATTCTGCTCTAACCATTTCTGTTGATCCAATGCTGCGGAAGATTGATCCAGAACAGAATCGTTTTTATAAATCTCAAACAGATTTGGTTTAATACCTCGTACAACTTTCCAAGATACACTACCGATATCAAACTCAACTTCAACTCTACAGTCCTTATCATTTGTAGAGTTAATAAGTTGTGGTTTGTTAATTTTCCTAAACGGTTTTCCAAACAAAGAAAAAGTAAGGGCATCAAGTACCGTACTTTTACCTGCACCATTAGTACCAATAATTAGATTAGTTGAATTTTTTGTGAAATCAATTTCAGTGTAATGTGCTCCGGTACTTAAAAAGTTTTTCCAGCGAACTTTTTTAAATAAAATCATAATTGGTGCTTGGTGGAATTACAATATCATCAGCAGTTATAATAGTATAATTATAACCATGTATTTCACAGGTTTTTATCATTACTTCGTCTTCAATTTCAATCACATGCATTTCTGGATAGTCATCTTCCTCTAACATCATAGCATATCTTGTTGCATCATCCTCTTCTTGAAAGAGATAAAGAATTTGTTCTCCATCTTCATTCATTACAGAGTATGCACCTTCCCTTTCTCTACCATTGATTGTGAGTATAAACATTTAAACCAACTCACATGCCTCCTGATAGACCTCCTGAAGCAATCTTTGAACTATAGACTTATCAAGATTAACTTCTGCTTCTTCAACATATCTGTTTAGAATTGAAAGAGTATCTTCGCTTTCAAATGCCTCAAATTCCAGATTTTCTTGAATATCAAAGTTTTCAACTACCTTAAGTTCTGCAATGTTTGAGTTGTAAAGTTTATCAATAAATTTTTCAAACTTTTTAGTATCTGTTTTTTTACGAACAATTACCTTTACGATTTTATTTTCATACTCTCTTGTATCAAAAGTTTGATAGTTAGTATCCTCATAATAAATGTTGTAAAACATTCTATAAGGATTATTGATTGAAGTATGTTCTAGTGTTTCTGTGTCGAAAATAGTGAATCCACGAGTATCTCCTACATCAGTCCAGTAAATCTCATAAGGATTTCCAGTATAGAATACAGTTCCATTATCAGAACGAGTATGGTAATGCCCAGAAAATACTTTTGTAAACTTATCAAAAATATTTGCTTCTAGTCCGTGTTCCATTACCAAAGAACGATTTACGCGAAATCCTTGAAGTTCCAAATGACCCATTACAACCTTTGCTTTGGTCTTTTGAATCATCTTTAGAGACTGTTCTTCATTATCCATACAAATCCAAGGTAAAAGTAGAATGTTGAGTTTATCTACTTTGATTTCTGTAGGTGAAGAATATGTTTTTACATTTGGATAATCTTTAAGAAGAAGTTGTGGAGAATTGGTATTGTTGGTATTTTTGTAGTATGAATCGTGATTACCTACAATCATATGTACATCATACTTTGAGAGTGGTTCAAATACCACTCTCTTCGCCCATTCTAAACTTTGATAATCAATAGACTTACGACTATCAAAAGCATCTCCCATATGAATAACTGTTGTAATCCCATACTGTTCCAGCGTTGGGAAGAACACATTCTTATAGAAGAGTTCAAAGTAGTCGTGAAAAAGTTTAGAACCTTTCCTCGCACCCCAATGAGTATCATTAATTAAAGCAACTTGCATTAGTATCTTGTCTTACTGTGAATTCCATCTTTAATGCTATTGTAATCGGAATAGTTCCCTCCGTCAAGGGTATTGTCGTCAGTGAAGACTTCAGAGAATCCAGAGCGTTCAAGGATTTTGTTTTTGATTTCTAACTGACGCTTTTCTCTTTGAATACGACGAAGAAAAGCAAAGTAAATGATTTGAGTAAAATATGCAAAAGGATTTTGGTATTTTTCAGAATTAAAATTATCAATATATTGAACACAATTCTCAATTCCATCAGAAATCATATCTTCTTTAAACATATAATTAACAAAGTTGGGTTTAAAGGAAAGATGATTTGCAATCTTTAAAAAACATTCTCCAATATAACGAGGAATAACTGGTTTTGTATCCCACCTTGTTGCCCTATCTGCTTTCGTAGGTTCTCTACCAAACTTTTGAATAAAGGTTATTTCTACATCCTCACGATACTTAATGAGTGCAGCAAGAAACTCTTTGTTATTTACGTAATGCTCTGTCTTTTTTCTTTTCGCCATTACTGCTGTGGTTATCATAAGTTTTTATCATTATTATGTAGATATTATAACACTTTATCCAATAGTTGACAAGGTGTTTCAATCTGTGTATAATACCTTTGTTAGGTTTGATAGTTTGGCCTTAGCTATTATTATAAAGCTTCTCTAAGATCTCTTTAGCATCATTCACATTTGCAAGATATCCCATTCCACGACTTAATTTGGACTGATTATCTTTTTCTTTATTTGATTGACGAAGATAAGATTGATACATCATTATCATTTCTATATCTGAAGACTCGGACATAGTTAAAACATTTTCAAGATTAATAATAAACATATCTTCTTTTGTTGTTTTTAACCAAGGTTCTATTTTATATCCAACAACACC